CACGGACGCCGGGCCCGACGAAGAGCCGCCGGCGGGACAAGGGGCCGCGGAGCAGGGCGTGGTGAAGTCTGCGGCTCCGGAATTCGGCTCGCCGCAGCACGAGGCGATCTGGAAATCCAAGGACCGTCGGACTCTCGTCATTTCCGCGGACATGCGGCGCAAGCTGAAGAGTTATTTCCAGCGGCAACAGAACGAGGTGGGCCGCCAGCTGCGCAACAACCGGGAAATCGGGCGCGGGAAATTCAAGGCCGACGGGATTCCGCCGGTAGATCAATTGTTCGACCTTGAGGATGAGGTCCGGCGCTTCATCGAGGAATTCGCCGCCCTGATCAAGCGCGCCGTGCTGCTGGTCGGGTCGTCGGAGCTGAGCGATCTGATTGCGGGCGGGGAATTCGACCCGACCAATCCGGCGGTCGTCGCAGGGATCCGGCACGTCCTGGAAACCGTCGCCCGCAAGGTGAACGACACGACCTGGGAAGGGTTGGTCGACACCCTGCAGGAAGCCGAACGGGCGGGCGAGGGGACCGTCGCCATGATGGAACGGATCTCCGCCTATTTCGGCGGGCGCAAATCCGACTGGGAAACAGAACGGATTGCCCGCACGACGATGACCGGCGCGGCCGGCGTGGGGGATCAGTCGGCGCGGGAACAGTCCGGCGTCGTGAAGGGAAAGACATGGATTTCGGCGTTGCTGCCTGACCGCACCCGTGATGCGCACGCCGCCGCGCATGGCCAGACGGTTGGGCTGAACGAGATGTTCAATGTCGGGGGCGAGGCGCTGGCCTTCCCTGGGGATCCGAACGCCTCGCCTTCCAACATCATCAACTGCCTGTGTACGACCATCGCGGACGTGGAGGAATGACATGGCTGCCAACGTCGCAACAGTGACCTTGATTCGTAAAACCTTCGCCTGCGAGACGAAGGCGATCGACGAAGCGCAGGGGATCTACGAAGTGATGATCACCACCGAGGTTCGCGATCGCCAGCGGGACTGGGTCGTCGCCGAGGGCGGCCAGCTGGAGAACTACCTGAAGAACCCCGTGGTGATGTTCGCCCATGACTACAGCCAGCCGCCGGTGGCACGCACGCTGGAGTTGGAGGTGATCCCCGGGAAGGGGATCCGGGCGCAGTTCCAGTTCCCGCCGATCGGCACGTACGCCTTTGCCGACACCGTCCACGGTCTGTGGAACGGGAAGTTCCTGAACGCCGCCAGCATCGGCTTCCAACCCGGAGACGGTGAGAACAGCGTCTCGCCGATCTTCGACGACGCGGGCAAGCCGACAGGCGGCGTCCAATACAACGAATGGGAGCTGCTGGAGTTCTCGATCGTCCCGGTGCCGGCCAACCAGGAGGCGCTGCGCCTGGCGCTCAAGGCGATCGGGGGCGAGCAGATCCCGCCACAACAGGAAGGAGCGGCCAATTCGACGGACTCAAACATCGATGCCCACACCCAACTCACGAGCGACGAACGCAAGGCCGTAACCGATGCACTATCGAGGTATTTCGCAACTCTCAAGGAGGTGCTCCAATGAGCGACAATCCCAACCTGAGCCCGGAGATGAAGGCGGTCGTCGATCAGATCACCGTGCTCACCAACCAGATCAAGGAACACCAGGGCAAGGAGATCGATCGTGCCGCCCTGGAAAACCGCATGACCGAGCTCTTTGAGGAACAGCGTCGGCTGATCCTCGAGAACACCCCGGTCCTGCCGGGCGTCACCGGCGACGTGCAGCACCGCGCGATCGAGGCCTACCAGGGCCGCTACCAGCACGAGCTGCGCGACATCGCCGCCAAGGGCGAACACCGGATCGGCAACTGGAAGCTGCGGGCCTCGGACCTTCTCATGGCCAAGCAGCTGATGGACCGGGCCGTGGAGCTCAAGGAGCCGCGCGCCAAGCCGGCCTCCGAGGATCTCGCCCGGGCCGTGAAGGCCCTGACCTCGACCGGGTCCGCCACCGGCGACGAGCTCGTCCCGACCGGCATGGCGTCCGAGCTGTGGCAGGACTTCTTCGCCGCCTCGCGCATCGTGGCGGACCTGCCGACCCAGCCGATGCCGACCGATCCGTTCGACATCCCGCTCGGTCTCGGTGACATCACCTGGCGCAAGGGCGGCCAGGGGGTGGCCACGTCCGGAACGAACATGGCCACGGCGAAGTCCACCCTGACCGCGACCGAGCAGGTTGCGGAGCAGGACTGGACCTACGACCTGGACGAGGATGCGGTGATCGCCTGCATGCCGGCGCTCCGCCAGCGCATCACCCTGTCCGGCGCCGAGCAGATGGACAACTTCGTGATCAACGCGGACGCGACCGCGACGGCCACCGGCAACATCAACCTGCACGACGACACGCCGGCCACCGACGCTTGGTACCTGACCGCCGGGCAGGATGGCATCCGCCACCAGGCCCTCGTGGACAAGGCCACCCAGGGCGTCGACGTGGCGGCCGCCATCGACGACGCGCACATGGGAGAGACCCTGGCCCTGCTCGGGAAGTACGGGCTCAATCCGAACGAAGCGCGGATCGTGCCGTCCGTCGCGGCCTACATCAGCCTGGTCGGGCTGACCAACGTGGCGACGGTCGACAAGTACGGCGCCGCCGCGACGATCGTGACCGGCGAGCTCGCCCGCTACCGCGGGATCCCGGTCCTGCCCTCCGCCTCCGTGCCCAACACCGAAGCGGACGGATTCGTCTGCAAGACCGCCGCGAGCAACGTCAAGAAGCAGATCCTGTTCTACAACCGCATGGGCTGGCGCGTCGGCTTCCGCCGCGGGCTGACCATCGAGGTCGACCGCGACATCCAGAAGCGGATGCTGATCATGGTCGTGTCCTTCCGGATCGCGGTGGCCGCGCACGGCACCCGCTCGACCGCCCAGCACACCGCGGTCGCCTACGACATCACCTGAGCCCGTCGGTGGTGCGTCAAATTCCAACGCCCTCGCGGGCGTAGAGAGGAAACACAAACATGCCCAGTGACGTGTTCCATCCCAAGTTCGGCAACGCGGTCGCCATTCCCTTCAAGGTGGCGAACGCGGTGACCGCCCAGACGGCGGTGGATCTGTCGATGGACGGCGGAAACACGCTTGCCGTCGCCCTGCACGGAGGGTCCGTGGTGGGGATCGGCGTGGTGACCAACGCCGATATCACCGCCGGCACCATCGCGTTTTCGCCGCACAAGGCCGGCACGGAGTTCGCGCAGAGCGGATTCCCAAACCCGACGCTCTCCAGCGCGGTCGGTGTCTCGGCGGCGTCCTACGCGAGCGTCCGGCCGGGGGTCTGCACCTTCTCGGCCGGCGACACGCTCGGGGTCAGCTACACCAGCTCCACCGATATGGCCCCGTCCTCGACCAACGATTTCGACGTCCTGCTGTACGTGGTCTACAACGCGGACGGAGCTTAACCGCGAACCATCCATCCGAGGGGGCGGAGCGCGCCGCCCCCTCTACCGGAGAAGATGATGTCGAAGGATTGGGGCAAGATCTGTGTGGCCAGCCGACTCGAGAAGCACACCGAGGCGCAGTTTGTCATGGAGTGGTCTGGTTTGATCACCCGGGGGCTGCGCAAGGGCGATTCGTTTCTGCTGGAACGAGACATGATGGCGCACTGGGCGATGAACAAGCTCGTGCGCAAGTTCCTGACGACCAGCGCCGATTCCTTCTGCAATATCGACAGCGACGCTTCTTTCGGGCCCAACATCCTGAACGAGCTGAGGGATTACGAGCCCGGCTGGGATTACGACATCCTGCAGGTGTTCTGCACGCGCCGGGGCTGGCCTCCGGAGGCGATCTGGTTCAAGAAGAACGTGCTCGGGGATCTGGTCCAGTGCCTGGTCTGGAATCCCGATGCCATCGAGGACGTGGAAGCGATCACCACTCACTTTTGCATTATCCGCCGGAGTGTTTTCGAAGGGATGGTGAAAGCGCATCCCGAAGTCAAGCCGGAGCACTTCGACTGGTTCTACTATCCGCGGCATACGGGCGGGGGCGAGGATACGTCGTTCTCGCGCGAGGCCAAGGAGCTGGGATTCCGCGTGGGCGCGACGACCCACATCAAGGTCGGTCACATCGGCCGGATCGTGACCGGCTGGGAAACCTACCAAGAGGTGCTGGAGCTCGGCGGGCAGAAGGATCGGATGCACACCTACACCGATCTGGTGAAGCGGGTCGCCACATTGACCGGGGAAAGCACCGAGATGGTGGCGGCCAAGGCGATGCGCGGAAATCAGAACACCACCGATCCCTGGAAGGCGTCCGCGCCCAGGACCGCCGGGGATGTGCGGGCGTTCTATGGACGCGATGATAACGGCTACCTCTACGAC